AATTCTTCCAGAAATTATTTCAAAAGAGCCTCTTGGTCCAGTAGTAAAATATGGAGATCAACAATGGTCTGATATTGTAAGGTGGACAATATATGTTCTGTTCATTGCAGAAGAAATGGGGTTAAATTCAAATAATATATCTAAATTCAAAAATAATATAGATCCAAGTATACAACGATTTATGGGCGAATTAAATGGTAATGATCATCCTCATCTAGGGGCTAAATTAGGATTAGATGCTACATGGGCATATGAAGTTATTAAACAAGTTGGAAATTATAAAGAAATATATGAAAGAAATCTTGGTGAAAATACACCGTTAGCTCTCAAACGTGGGCTAAATAAATTGTACACAGATGGTGGTTTATTATATGCACCTCCATTAAAATAGGGGAAAAATGCCAGATGAATTAGTCGAAAAAATGTCAAATGAAATAGCCGCAGCAGAAGATAACTTACGAATATGGACAGAAAAATATGAAATGGAAGTTAGACGTGAAGCGGTGACTGCACAAGTGGATGCAAAGATGGCACTTGACGCGGCAAAAATAAGATTAGAGCAGTTGACAGCACAATATAAACCAGAACATTTAACTAGGTTTGAAACACTTCCAGTTCCACCAAAATTTGTGCCGCCATTGCCTATAATAACAGAAGAAATTAAAAAAGAAATTCAACCAAAGGTAACCAGAAGTAAGAAGAAGAAAAAGAAAAAGTGAGTTAATAAAATATAAACATTATAATTAAAAAAGGATGATATGTCTTGGATTGGGAATATAATTAAAAAAATTTTTAATAATGAAGGTATAATACTAGCAGAGAAGAACACAGAATTACTTAAAAAAGTTGAAAAAAAAGTTGAGAAAAAAGTAAAAAAGAAAAATTTGAAAAGTATGACCAAAAAACAATTGGAATCATACGGTAGATCAGTTGGTGTTGAATTAGATAGACGACACAATAAAGCTAAACTTATTGCAACATTGGAAGATGCAATTGCAAGTTAACGCTACAATAAAAGAGTACTGGCGAGATTGGGCAGCACTCGTTTATTTGTTTATTTGTTTAATTGATTTTTTTGTTGCACCTTTAACATGGAATTTGTTGATGGCAGGGTATTGTGATACACATGATTGTTTAAAAGAAGGTGTAACACGATGGACTCCCTTGACACTTGAAAGCGGTGCAATGTTTCATCTTTCATTCGGAGCAATCCTTGGTGCGACGTCATTTAATAAACATAAAGAAATTCACGCTAGTAATCGGACTGCTTCTTCTATTTAATAGTTGTGCGAAAAACGTAGCTGATAAAAATAATGATCTAGGTAGTGGTGATAAGTCAAATTTACCAGTTTCATTAGATTTGCTTATTGAACATGCAGAATATTGTAAAGCAATTTACGATGGTGGGGGTGATCAAAAAGATGAAGTAGCATTTGAAGTAAAACAAGATAATGGAATATCAATAATTGTTATTAGGGGTACAGCAAATGAAGCAAATATACTATCTGATATTGATGTAAGATTAGTAGATGATGCACGTACAGGAATCAAACTCCATAAAGGATTTAGAGATGCTGCTGTAAATATAATGCAAATTATAGATACTTCAAAAACGACAGGAAGAAATACTGTTCAAGGACAGACACTTACATATCCCCTTGAACATACTGTACACGTTACAGGTCACAGTTTAGGCGGAGCCGTTGCCCAAATAATAGGAATGTGGCTTCATAAGAGAGGTAAGAATGTTCAAATTTTCTCTTACGGATCACCAAAAGTCTCTTCTCAAGTTTTGTCTAGTGGACAACCCACTCATTGGCGCGTGGTTCGTCTTAGCGATCCTATCCCTTTTACTCCTCCTTGGCCTTATCATCATACCGGGCTTTTTATAGACAGTCAAGATTTAGATTGGGGGCCAGATAATGATAAAGGATTAATTTCTAAAACAGATGGCTTAGATCACGCCATAGCAAAATATGTGTCCACATTGAAAGCCGCTAAATGAAAGGTGAAGAAAGACCTTATCTAAAAAAATATGATATAGAAAAAAAGGTTAATCCATTTGAAAGTGTTCCAGAAGATAGAACAGCCGTAGATAACATTTTAAGGGTGAATCACGGTAATCAAATGAGATTAAACTTAATGGCTGATGCTAAAGCTAATATTATGATTACTGTTTCTTCTCTTGTTTTTTCAATCGCTATAGCTAATTTAGATAATGAATTAATGAAATGGCCTTTGATAACATTTGCAACCGGAAACTTTTTTACATTATTATTTGCCATATTTGCAATCATTCCAAAAACAGCTTATCCTAAGTTACCACATTCTAATGAAATTGATAGAAAATCTCCTTGGTTTAATTCTTTATTTTTCGGACACTTTGCACATATTGATATCGATGAATATAAAAAAGATTATGCAGAAAGATTAATGACAGATGATAAAATATATGATACTATGGTAGGAGATATATACGGCCAAGGAAAAGTGCTTGCACTTAGTAAATATAAGTACCTCAAATGGTCATATAATTGTTTTCTCGGAGGGATGGCATCAGCAATGGCAGTTTTTGCATTACAAGGGGCTGCAGCAGATTTTATATTAGAGTATGGATTATGGTTAAAAGATATTATATTTGAGGAAATATCATTTACTTTTGATGGACTGAGAGAAGTAGCCTGTCAAATAAGTACTCCATGTCGACAGAAATATAACTTATAAATATGATATACAGATAACTTTATGGAACGTATAAATGAGTATATTGAATAGAAGTAAACGTCAAGGTGACGATAAAATAAATACTGTTAAGGAATTGATTATTACATCAGAAGATAAATTATGGGAAAGTGATCCAATGAAAGCATTACAATATGAAGGGACTGAACGTCGCAAAAAGTTAAACTGGTGGACAAGAACATTTTTATCCATTGTTATAGTTCTTACTTTTTTATTCTTAGTGTGGTTACTCTTTATGGAGGACCTGCCTGATGCATCTCGCGATTTAATAAATATAATGACCGGGGCGTATGTGGCGGTACTCGCCAAAGCAACGGACTACTGGTTCAAAGATAAAGATGATCCAGAACACAAAGAAACAGAACGAGAATTAGCAAAAGATGCTAGCGTCAGCTAATAAATTAAAATCTAAAAAAAGTAAAGCTATGTCTTTAGAAAAAGAAAATTTAGAGGCCCATGTTGACTTATGTGCGGAGAGGTACCAGCGCTTGGAAGAAAAGTATCAACAATTGCAAGATACTATTGATAAAAGTAATACGGTTATTCACGAAAGAATTTCCAAAATGAAAGATAGTATGGACGAAATGAAAGCATTATCAATAGAGCAACATTTTAAACAAAATAGAATAATAATAACTACTGCTGTTGCTGTTATAGGTACTATTGTTGCCGCAGTTATTCAACAGTTGATCCAGAATTAGGTTAATATGTTAACATTGATTGATATAATAGAAGAAGAACTAGATGTGTTGTTAGAGCTTGAAGAAGATCTTGCCGAAGATGATTTAACCTTGGAAGATTTTTGTGAGTGGACAGAACAGTTATCAGAAGAACAGGTAACTGAAGATCTTTTAGATGAAAAAGAGTCCCAAGCAAATTATATTTCTAGAATGAAAAAATTGGGTAGAAAAGCTAGACGTATAAACAAGTTATCTTCAACAAAAAGAAAAAAGAAAAGATCTCAATTAAAACGAAAGACGGCTGCTAAGATTCAAAAATCCGCCTTACGTAAAGCTCAGGGTGATGTAATCCCAAAATCAGTAATGAAGGCTTCAGGTACTGGTGGAATGATTAAAAGAAAAAGATGGAAAGAAATGAAAAAAGCCATGGTCGACAGAAAGGTCAAGGTAAAGAAACGTGAAGTTAGAAGAGGTGAACCCGCAAGGATGAAAGCAGCTCGTAGATCTATGGCCAAACGAGGATAAATATGCATCATATTTCAGTAAAAGAAAATTTTGAAAATACAAAGTCTTATAGTTCTGATGGTGGAAGAACTGTTCGTAAAATTATAAAAAAAAGAATTGTTTCCCGAAAAAGAACTGATGTCACAGAATCAGGTTTTGTAATGTTGAGGACAGCTCCGGTAGATGGAAATGGCCAAACCAATTGGAACAAAATAATGAAACCCAATAGCTAAATGCCAAGTACACATTATCTCGGAAATCCAAAATTAAAATCTGCTAATGTTCCAGTAGAATTTGCTGAAGAAGAATTAGCTGAGTATATAAAATGTCAAAGTGATCCTGTATATTTCATTAAAAAATATGTAAAGATTATTCATGTTGATCAAGGATTAGTAGATTTCGATCTCTATCCTTTTCAAGAGAATATGGTAGATACATTTCATAAAAATAGATTTGTGATTTGTAAGATGCCACGGCAGTCTGGTAAGTCAACTACTATTATTGCTTTCTTCCTACATTACATACTTTTTAATGAAAATGTACATGTAGGTATTCTGGCTAATAAAGGTTCTCTCGCTAGAGAATTATTAGACAGATTAAAGTTGTCTTATGAAAATTTACCTATGTGGTTACAACAAGGTATATTAGCATGGAATAAAGGTAATATAGAATTAGAGAATGGTTCAAAAGTATTAGCAGCTGCTACATCATCATCTGCAATTCGGGGATCATCTTTTAATATAATTTTCTTAGATGAGTTCGCTCACGTTCCAAAGGAATTGGCAGAAGAATTTTTTACTTCAGTATATCCAACTATTTCTTCTGGACAAACCACCAAAGTCTTTATTGTATCTACACCCTTAGGATTAAATCAATTCTATAAGATGTGGGTAGATTCAGAAGAAAAAAGAAGTAATTATTTACCTATTGAAGTTCATTGGTCTGAAATTCCGGGCAGAGATGCCAAATGGAAAGAAGAGACAATTCGAAATACTAGTGAAAGACAATTTTCACAAGAATTCGAAACAGAATTTGTTGGTAGTACACAAACACTTATATCAGGATCTAAATTAAGATCCATGCCTTTTAAGACACCAATACATTCACAAG